CACATATACTTCCCAATTTTTAAACAAGTTTTCTATTTTCTTTTTGCTGTGTGTGGTATATTTCCTTCTGGGACCTGTTTGATAGATATGATCAAAACTGCTGACATCATTTATGCCCCAATCACAGCCTAGGATATACACTGGTTGTTGAGGATACTTTTCAACTGCTACCCAACAAGCCAATACACCTGAATTGCCTCCACTTACAATTTGGTTTACAATAATATTCCAATTGGGCATTTGTGCATCTGACCTTGTGTAGTATTCAACACCCTCTTGCATTTTAATTTGTTCTACAACACCAATATCAAATGCCGCCACAGCATCCACTGGTCTAAGTTTTTCAATGTAGTTGCAACCTATTTCAATTGGTTGTCGTGGTAATGATTGAACAAGATCTTTTTGTGAAGGACCATTAAACCAAATTACAATTGACATATCAATATTTAACAGCCACAAAAAAAGGGCGACATAAAGCCGCCCTTTAATTTTACTAGCGTGGTATAAAACAATTAGATTGTGTTGTCCACTGCTATTTTAACACCATAAGAGTTATGTAGAACTGATACACCATATCTTGTTGATGCAACCACTTCTTCTGCTCTTAATGAAGCGTCTCTTTGAGTTTCAATTGCTATGTTCTGTGCAACCGCTAAACCTAAGGCGTCTCTTGCGAATACACCGTTGACTGAACTAGTCGCTGAATCTTGAACAACATTTGAACTTTCAAAAATGTCAATACCAGCAATTCTGCCAATGTAACCTTCAGACATTGCCTGATTAGTCACAGCAAGTGAGTTGCTTGGGTTTGCAAAAGTGTTTGTTAAGTTAGACTTCAACGCGAACAAAGACTCTGGAGAGAACACACCGTAGTATGGTCCAGGAACCGCATTTGATTTTAAAGTTGCATATGCTTTGTGTAAGTCTGCCACTGTTAATTCACTTTGCGTGTCTGTAGACGTGTTGATTGAAGTTGAAAAAGATGAGAACAAAGCCGTTAATGCTCTGTCGTGTCTTTTTGCAATCGCTTCACCAAATAACTTACCTAGGTCTGCGATAACATTTGATACTGAGTGGTTTTTAGCCATATCAGTCACCATTGTTCCGATACCTGCTTCAGTTAATGTGATGTCTGCTTTGTCTGTTGAAATAGCCGCTAAAGATATTTCAGAGTTTTCACCAACATCTGATGCGATTGTTTGTGCCGCGTATAAAGGAACTTGTAGAACCTTACCTGCGTTTGCTGGAACTGTAAAGTTTTTTACAAGTCCTGGCATAATTGAAGTTTCTGATGCAACGAACATCGCCTCTTGGACGATCGGTGCGATCAAATCATTCAATGTAGTTGTAGTTGTATTAGCCATTTTGCTAATCTCCTTTGTTTGTTGTTAATATAAGATCTAGTAGCCTAGTTTTTTCCTATGCTCTGCATAGATCTTTCTATGTTCTGGATTTGTCATATCCAATTTATTAACATCAACTGGTGAAACACCTTCTGTGCCTGTGTTCGACTTAGAACCACCGCCTGGTTGTCCCGCTGAAACAAAGTGTGGATTAGTTTGTAGGAATTCTGCAACCAACCCATTAATGTTCATTGGATCACCAGTCTCAGTGTATCTAGGTTGACCCGTTTTTGGATCAATGACTTCAACTTCTCCTGACTCTGTCATCTTGACGTTATTTCGCACCAATGTAGCAACCTGCTCAGGATTAATTGCCCTGTTGGTTGATGCCGCATTGATCAAAGCACCGTCAACTTTGATCTTTGTCAGTTCTGAAGTCAAACCGCTGATTTTGTTTTGGAATTTCTCCGCATTGTCTTTCAACAGTTTCTCGAACTCTGACTTCTCTTTTGCTTGGGAAATTTTTTGTTCTTCTTCCTTCGCCATAAGAGCCTGGTATTTCTCAACGTCTATATTCTCATATTTCTTTGCAAACCTGGCTTCAGTCTTTCTTCTAGTTTCTGCCGCTATTGCATCAAGTTCTACTTGAGTATAAACTTTCGCGGGTTGATTATCCGCTTGTGCCTGCTCTGTGTTAGAGACTGGTTCAGCCGTTGCAGTAGCCGGTTGAATGTCTTGCGATGTATTCTGATCCATCGAGATCCTCCTTTTGTTATGCGTGGCAGGATATACCACTATGCGTTTATTTATTGGTAAAACTGTTCAAACGAGTCTATATCCCACTTTTGGTAGTATCCAGACTTCTTTAATATTTTTTGTGCTTGTTTCAATTTTTCCAAATCCTGTATCATTATCAATGGCAGTTTGCCATAACTGAATGACACACCTTTATGTAGTCCATCGTTTTCTGGGTGGTCATACATTATGGCAAATTTAGGATTTTGTTTGTGTGCCTTTTGGCACAGATTGGATAATTTTTTTTCTGTTATCGGTTGTTCCAAATAAAGGATGACAATGTCCAAATGGAAAACATTAAAAAGGCCACAACAATGATTAATCTGAGATAACACATCTTTCTTTGCCATTGTGATCTGTATTTTTCTATCTTGTAAAGTTTTTTTTGCAAACGGACAGATTGTCGCTCCACTCTCTTTATGCTTCTTAGCAACAACCTGTCCAATCCACTTCTCAATGTCTTTACCTACGTCTGCCACTTGGTTTTCTTCTTCCAGACTTAGATCCTTTGTTCTTCTTTTTTTTCTTGTCCATTTTGGTCCTCCTTGATCCTGTGTTTGGTTGGGAACTTCTCTGGTCGTCCCTCGTTTCTTGAAGGAGCATACAATTCAAGTAGTTCAATGCCTCTGTGGTGTGCAACCTTTTTTAAAAGTATGCAGGCCTTTCTTGCTCTAGTGGCATTGGTCTTGCTTGGATGCTTCATCAATTTCTCATAATGTGTAAAATAGTCCAGACACAGTTGTTTGAACTGTCTGTGCCTTGCTGTCTCTTCTGGTAATCTGTAAAGTTTTCTAATCATTTATAAATGAACGGATCTTTTTTTTTTAATTTTAATAATTGCCTGTCAAACTTTTTTTTTAATTTCTTTTTGTCCACAATGCAATTACAATGTTCACATCTACAGTCTGTGCATTTTTTGCCACAGTGTGCTCTGTGTCCACAACCACAATAATGAATGCCAAACACTTTGTCTGTAAGTTTGTCCAAGGCTCCAAAGAAAGAAAGTAAAAATTTGTCCATTAAAAGTTCCTCTCTATCCAACAATGCAATTCAAACAACAAGTAAATCATTAAACCTACGAATAACCAAAATGTTATCATTGCCACGCCCGGATGCTCCAGTATGCTGGTGACAATGTTTTTTGTCCTTTGACTTTTTTTAATATGCCTCCAAACCTTGCAAGGAATGATTTCTTTCTTGCTGGTATGTTGGATTTTATCCTCATAGTAGGATCACCGTATCTAACTATGTTCACAAGTCCTGTTGATTTGTTTCTCACATAGACAGCAAATTTTTTAGACTTGCCTGGTGTCCTAAAAGGTTTATTGAGTGTGACTTTTCTGCCTTGATATTCTGCCATTATTTTTTCCTCAAGTCAGTGTCGTGTTTTTTTGATCCTCTTATAAAAGAATTTACCCTTGCCATTGCCCATTGGTTCATACCAATGCCTGGTCTTGATCCAGCACCTAGGAAGGCACCTTGTCCTCTTCTAAAAACTTTTTGTAATGTGCCAAGAGTATATCTTGAATTATCCGCTTTGGTTTGTAAAGTTTTTCTTACGGTGTCTGATAATGGTCTACTTTTTTTTGCCAAGTTTCACCCTCCTGTCAATTAATGTTTGTGGAATCCTTTTGCCTTGTTTGTATAATCTGCTGATACGATTGACCACACTAGCAAGTTCTTTCCTTGCTGATCCTTTTATACCTGATAGATATTTTTTAGGTAGTGCTGACGCCTTGTCCTTCGGCACCCGTCTCTGTTTGGCCATTGCTATCTCCCATTGCTTTGAAAAATGTTTGTATTTCAGGATGTAATGTTAATATCTCTTCGTTTGTAAGTTTGTCATTAACAATCATATCTCTCATATGTTCAACCATATCTGCAGGATTTTCCATAGGCGGATGTTCAACGCCATTGTCTGCCATTAGGTTTTGCATATCTTGTAAGTCATCTTCATCTTTTGCAAGTATTTCAATTGTTTTTTGATCAATGATATTTTTTACATTTGGAGTAGCCGCCGCTGAATCTCTTTGTGCGGCCGCGGCCTTGTTGATAATATCCATATCAAGACTTTTGTCTCTGATGTGGAAAGCCATAGGATATTTTATTTGACCATCCCAAGCCTTGCCTTGCCAAAGTCCAAACAGTCTAAAAATTTGTTCTTCTGCAAGTTCTAAGTTTTTTGCCTTTTCACATAATTTGGCATCCAACATTAAAAATTCTGATTGCATAGCAATACCTGACATCTGTCTTGTTTCTATTGCTCTGATTGAACCCATATGTGCCATTCTGTCAATGCTTCTAACTGTCTCGTCCATTGTTTTAAGTATGGCTTCTAAATTACCACCGTTTGGTTGTAATAGGTAAGGTTTAAGTGCAGGATCTAATTCTTCTGGCATATCAATAATTGCACCTGCTCCTGCCTGTGCAGATACTGATCTTGTTTTAACCAATGAAGGATGGTTTGTCAAAGATATAAGTTGTTCTGCTTCTGAATAACAATTACCCAAAAACCTTTGTGCCTGTGCAATGGAGTCAATGTCTGATACACCTATGCCTCTGATTGGTCCTCTGTTGGCATACACCCAAACTGCTGGAACTTTGCCCAGTGTGTTGGGTTTGACTTCAACTTGTTTCATTGGGTTTTTTACATCTTTGCCATCATATGAAAATAATTCTATTGTTTCTGGTGTCCATCTTCTCACAAAGAATTCACCTGTTCTTTGATATGGTCTTTCGTCTTGTTCTAACAATGTTAATTCTGTCAGTTCATAATGTCCATTTGCTTGTCTAACAAATCTCCAATTTAGGATGTTCTCTGGAGTAATGATAGTTGTGTAAGGTCTAATGCCTTGTTCTAATTCTTCTGCTCTTGTGCCAACCTGTGTGTCTGGTCTGTCTACCAATACCAAACAATGTCCATAGATAGAACTTTGTATGTTCACATCTCTCATAAATGATTCCCAAGTTCTTCCTTCGAAATCCGCATCTTCTAAAAAGTTTTCTATTTCAGGTGATCCTTCCAACCAACCAAAATCTCTTTTTGGTGATTGTCTATATAGGAATGAATTGTATGTGTGAACTATGCTTCTGCAATGGTTGTCTTCTGCCGCTTGTGATAATCTTTGTAAGTAATCGCCTTCATTCTCATATTGGTATCTTTTCAAATACATTCCTCGCTTGTATTCAGCACCACCCAAATAACTTCTCTTTAAAAATCTCCAGTGGTTGATGTATTGATCGTAATCTTGATGCACAGGTAATGAAATGCTTTTGCCTGTGTCGTCTGTGAATGATGTAGTGGTTAAACCGTAAACGTCTTGTGCCATTATCTATTTGCTCCTAGTTTCACTGCAAATCTTTCAGGTGTGTGTTGCTCATATGCAGTTCTGATTGGATATAAGAATGAAATAAGATATCCTAAAGCATCGTTCATATGGTCAAATCCTTGCGTCTTGTCCGGCAACACGGTTCCTTCTTTATATGTGTGTTTGCTTACACTATTTAACAGATTCTTACACTTGGGGTGGATGAAAACCTGTCGTTCGTTGGATGCTGAACAGAGTTTTGCATTGACTGAATTTATCCTGTCTCTGATTGCCATATGCCTTGGTGGCACCTTGCAAACAAAACCTGCATTCATTAAAATGGATAAATCAGTCCTTCCACCTGCAGATGTTTTTCTCTGTCTTGATGCTGGATCAGGATATACAAATATTTTTTTGCCTGGATATCTACGATGTATCTCTTGGCATAGTTCATCTGTGTTTGAACTCCATATTTGTATTTCATCCATCACATAAACAATACCATTTTGTATGTAGGAAACCACAGCACACATTGGATCCAAGTTAAAGTCCATTCCTATGTGTATGATGTTGTTGTCTAATGGTTGATCAAAATGTTTAACATTTTCACTCATTGAAAAACCATAATAAATTATACCAGAATAAGTTTCCCAAGTTGCTTGGTATTCCTGACGGAATGTTTTTGCATCTAGATCTCTTTTGGCTTGTTCTACTTCACCACTGTCCACAAATCCACCTTCCAGTGTTGTGAACAAAAAACTTGAATATTCTTCTTCTGTTTGATCTTGTCCTCTTTGATAAAGATCGTGGAACCAATTCATACCTTTGGGTGTGCCTGCAAACACGGCTGATCCTTTGGTGTCAGATAATGTTGGCCTTAATACTTCTGACCAAGCCTGTTCATCTATATCAGCACATTCATCTAACACTATAAAATCAATACCAACACCCCTCAATGAGTCTTTGTTGTCAGCACCTCTGAGGCATATCCTTGATTTGTTTTTTAATTCTATTGTAAGTTCTGCTTCGTTGACTTTCCTTATCCAACGCAAGTCTTTTAGTATCTGTTTTAATTTTACCCAAGCAATTTGTTTGGCTTGCCTATAACTTGGAGCCACATACCAACATACCTTGTTGGGTTCCTTTGCTTTAAAACATAGTTCTCTGATTGCTAGTGTGGTTTTGCCAAATCTTCTACCGGTGACCAACACCCTGAATCTTGCTGGATCATCCGCTACCCTTCTTTGCGGTTTTGATAATTGCATATAGAGTAATTATATGGTGTTTATTTGTCTTCCCAAGGTAATGGTGCCGTTGACTCTTCATCTGTTGGTGAGTCTTGTTGTCCTAACCAGTTTTTACCTAGGAACATAAGCATACGGGCATCACCTGCCAATGCTTTTTCAAATTGTGCTCTTCTTAAACTTTTCTTACCTTCTGCCTTGCCTTTTTCAATAAGGTTCTTGAATCTCTTTTTTAATGTTGCAACGGATGTGCCCACACAGTCTGCAATCTCTTCATATGTGCAGTGCATTGATGCTAATTTAAAAATTAAATCGTGATCTAATTTGTATGATTTCTTTTGTGCGTCCATTATAGATGTTTCTCTCCCACAACAATTCTAAATCTTCTTACATCTGTGTCTCCACCTGATGTCACAATGGTCACATCAATGTTGTAGACATTGCCTGATGTTCCATTTCTTAATCTTACATTTACAACCTTGCCTGTCACAGTGACATCTGTTGAAGCATCTGTTGGCAGTGCCAATGGTGATGCATCTCCTGATATTGTTTCTATTGCCACAGAGGCAGATGATATTGCATCACCGCTGTTTAGATAATCTGTAAAGTCAACACCATATTGGATGTTTGCTGAAGGATGTTTTTCTATGAAAGCACCTTGGTTGTCTCTTTTGAATCCTGTTAAGTTTGCCATTAAGTCTCCTGTCTTATCCTTGGTATGCTACTCCTATTAGTGAAGTTAGGTCTAAAGATTTTAAATTTCCTTGTCTCCTCAGAAACTTTTATGTCTCTTGTTTCACTGACGATAGTATTTACACGAGTTTCTTGTAAAACTGATATATTCCTTTCCTCTGGCAATGCCATTATGGTTCTTAATTCTCTGTTTACCTTGATAATATTGAAAGGATCTGTTAATTCAATCACACGACCAATGGATAACTGGCTGTATAATGCGTTTAATGTTAATTGGAAGTGTCCATATATTGCTCCACCTATAAAGTCAACGGTTGCGTTTGCTGTGTGTGTTGCATTGCCACCAAATGTTGCATTACCTGTAATGTTTGTGGTTGCATTGGCTGTTATAGTTTTGCTAGTATCAAATGTTGCACTACCAACGATGTTTGTTGATGCGTTGGCTGTAATAGTTTTGCTAGGTCCAAATGTTGCATTTCCTGTTGTTGATGTAGAAAATGCACCAGTGACAGACTGTGTGACATCTCTCAATCTTGTAGCAGTTGCAGAAACTGTGAATGCAGAACTGTGTCCAACCGCAGGAGCAAATATAGTAGAGCCAACCGTAAGTTGACTGTTGAATGCTGTGATGCTTAAGGTTCCTTCTCTTAGGTGTCCACCATTTGCATCTAGTATTATACCAAGAGAAAAAGCAACACCACCAGAGTCCCATTGGTCACCAAACCATTCGTCCCAAGTCCTATCAATTATGCTGGATTCAGCAAAGTCGTCCCAGGTATATTCTTCGATTGTTCTACGATATATGGCTGTTGCATCCAGAGTGAATGCAGGAAATAGTGTAAGACTAGCAAACACATAAGGTTCACTGAATGTGAAATAGTTTTGTGGTAAGATGTAGTCACTGACAGATTCCGCCGGGTTGAAATAATCAACCGGTGCCTGGTAACCATCGATTACATAGGCTTCTGTGTCTACTACTCCCTTGAAAGCCATTGAAGGTATCTCCTAAAAAATTATGCTAGAGATATCGTCAAGTTTGCGTCAGAAATTTGGAAAGTATCTCCGTTTAATATCTCTTTGCTAGAATTAAGTTGTCCATAAAACAAGACATTCCCATCCGTAGCCGCGTCCATTACTGCAATACAAGTCACAGTCGATCCACCACCACTTGAATTAGTGTAGTTGGATGTTGCCGCAGGGAACGTCACATTGCCGCTGTTCGTTGCCGAACCGCCTGACGCTGTGTTGAAGTTCACTGGTTTTCTTGTGTATCCACTTGAACTTGAATCAGTTCCGTATGATACTACTTCGTGGTATCCCCAGTTGCCTGAACTATTGGCATTAGTGCCAGACTCAAGAGCCGCTAATACTGTGGATGCGGTTCCTGTGAATAGTGCTAAATGGAGTGCTGACGAAGGTGTATAGTTTCTTGCTGTTTCACCCAAGACGTGATCAAGTATTTCATTTTCTAGAAAGTTTGATGCCGCTGACATAATTTGTCTCCTTTGTTGTAATATTACCTAAATATTTATTACAATATCTTTGCTAGCCTAATCTTGGAGGAATCCTTCTTGCACGGTCACTTTTACTCTGGCCGTGGCACCGTTGCTGGACTGTTGAACATTGAACCTACAATACAAACCTTTTGCGGTGCTTTCAACACCTCCAATGAAGTCACCGTGTGAGTTAGGCACACTGAAACCTTCTGCCAATACGATCTCATTGTTGGTCCAACCTGCGTTCTCGAAAGTGAATTGTGCTGGTGGTGTTGGATTGCCATCACCGCCCGCTGGTCCACTCAACACAGGTTCCCCACTGCCGAGGTCTGCTTGTCTGAATATTCTGCTCAACAACGAACCCTCATCCAATTCTGGTGGATTGCTGAGTCTAGTCACATTGCCATAAAACACGTCTAGACGTGGAGCGGAAGTAGGATCAACATTGGTCAATATCTGAGGAACATATGTGCCGGTGCCTCCACTCTGATCTCTAATAATTTTAATGATATACACCCTGCCCGGTGTAAGTTCGACCACCATAGGTGCGTTGGAAAAGCCACCTGTGCCTTGTGAACTCCGTAGATTAGTTCCACTGTTGAATGAGCCATTGCCCAACACGGTGTTGCCGTTGCTGTCATTGGATATTTCAGCGATGGTGCATTCTTCGATAGAACCTCTGAATATTATCTCTGTCACTCCTCCCAGCCTGCCGATTCCTGAAGTAAGCGATCTCCTGCTACCGAAAGGCATTAACTTATCCTTTGTGTTATGTTGCCGATGAAGTCAGTGCCATCAAAGAAAACTGATACTATGTCTATGTTGCCTGTTGAAGTTGTTAATGTTGGAGCACCACCTGGAAACTTGACTCGTGTTGATCCATCCGATGTGAATGTTGCTGTCTTGTCATTGGCATTAACCTTTATTATTAATAATGTAGATGTGCCTGCAGTCATATTTGTAAATGTGTATGTGGTATTGTCTGTTAGTGTCATTGTGTGGACTGGTGCCGCTGTGGCATCAACATTGACGCTACCTGAATTGGCAGATATGGCGTTTATGGTCTCCTTTGGAGTCTGGACCAGTTTTGTAAATTTTGTGTTTGATGTGTTCTTTTCAAATTTGGCATTAGAACTATTATAAACAAAGATGTCACCATCTGCTGGAGAAGAGCCATCAAAGAAATCTATTACATCATTTACATTATCAACATTTTGTTTGATGTCTACTCTGGCAAGCCTAGGTTTGTCTGTGCCTGAATCTAAATTTGCCGTCGATGCCTTTGTGCCTGAGGGCCAAGTTGTCATTTAGATCCTCCTATTTGTTTTCTATGAATTTTTTGCCTGAAAGTTTTTCAACCTCTGCAACAAGTTTTTCCATATTAATTCTAACAGTCTTACCTGTTATGCTATTTTTAGAATAGTATTCCCATTCACCTGCATCGTTGTGCGGTGATATCTTTGTGACGTTTCCTGCTTCATCTTTGACGTGGATTTCCGATGAACCTGAATCATCTTTGGCATATATCCAACCAAAGCCATCACCGTGTGTTGGATCACCTGATTGGTTGTCTAATCTAACAGCACCAAATCTTGATGATGCCGCGGAATCCTCGCAATAGAATGCGTATCTGTTGGTTGCCGCACTCTCCTCAGCACCTAGATAACGATAACCATAGTGGTTCGTCATTGTGTGTCCTGATGTTAGGTAGTATGAAGCACGATAACTGGTTCCGTTTGTGACTGTGGCATTTCCACTTGCACTACCACTGTCGTCTGTGGCATAAATG